GTGGCATTTGACAGCTATAGAAACGTTCCAGCTTGGAGAGACACAGATACATTTCCTCGTCCATACGGTTCAGTATGGTTTAAAACTTCAGCGACAGGCAATGGTGCTAATTATGGTATCAAAGAATATGATGCTAATTTAGATAGTTTTGTCTTACAAACTGCTCCATTATATGCCAGCGATACTGCGGCAATATATGGTTTAAGTCCAGTAGCAGGTGGATCCGATCTAGCAGCCGGCACACTATACGTGCAATATGACACATTAGGCACTACGACCGGTACATTTAAACTATATCGAAAAAATGTTGCAGGTATACTTAAAATTACAGGTACAGTAGCAGGTGGATCAGCTTCTTATACAGCAGCCAATAGTTTTATCATGGAAGTAAGTGTTCCAGGAACAGCAACTACCCAAAGTGCTACTATCCAATTAAGTGGCACAACTGCTACAAGTTTAGTAGCAGACATATTAAGTGCTAATCTACCAAATATAGTTGCCGCTATCGAATCAAGTGGTGCTATTAGTATTACTCATCTAGCTGGTGGTACTATTAAATTTACCTATGTTTCAGGTACTCCATTGACCACAGCTGGTATTATCAGTGACAATCAAATACAGGTAATCACAGCAGGTAGCGTATTCTTAGCTAGTCCGTTTAAAGCACTGACATACACATTTTCTACTACTGCTCCATTTAGTGATCCAGCAGAAGATACTCTTTGGTATTACAACACAGCGCTTGAAGTTGATATATTGATTAACGATGGTAGTGGATGGAAAGGCTATCAAAATGTTGTAAATGATGCACGCGGATATGACCTATCAGCTACAGATCCAGATGGTCCGATCCTTGCAGCTTCTGAGCCAATTTATCAAGGTGACGGAACAACACCTATAGTTGCTGGTGATCTATGGATTGACACAGGCGATCTAGAAAATTATCCTAGGATCTATCGCTACAATGGTACAGCATTTGAATTGATCGATAATACGGATCAGATTACATCTGATGGTATCTTATTCGCAGATGCACGCTGGGCCGCTAACGGTACTACAGATCCTATAGTTGATGACGTTCCAGAAATCGCAGGTCTAATAACCAGCGATTATATCGACTTTGATTGTCCAAATTATCAATTGTATGCACGCGGTACACTGTTATTCAATACACGTCGCAGTGGTTATAATGTTAAGAGATTTGACAGCACAGCACTAGCAGATGATCCAACTCCAGCTTCAGTGGTTGCAGCTTGGGTAAGTGCTAGTGGTAATGATCCAACTACAGGTGTACCATTCTTTGGTCGCAAAGCACAGCGTAACGTAGTAGTTGAAGCTCTTAAATCAAGTATTGAATCTAGCACAGCATTACGTGAAGAACAAACACAGTTCAACATTATTGCTTGCCCAGGTTACCCAGAGCTGATACAAAACATGATCACCTTAAATAATGATCGCAAACAAACAGCGTTTATCATCGGTGACAGCCCATTGACACTTAACTCAAATGCAGTTCAGACTTGGATCCAAAACACTAACCTGGCATTAGACAATGGTGATAATGGCCTAGTCAGCAACAGTGAATATCTAGGTGTTTACTATCCAAGTGGACTTGCTACTGACCTAGCAGGTGAAAGCGTGGTAGTTCCACCAAGTCATATGATGTTGCGTACAATGATCCGTTCAGATAATGTCAGCTATCCATGGTTTGCACCAGCTGGTGTACGTCGTGGGTTGATTGACAATGCTACCAGCATTGGTTATATTGACGTCAATGACAATAATCTATTTAAATCAATCGGTGTTACAGTAGGCTTGCGTGATGTGCTATATGCAGACAGAGTCAACCCATTAACAGTATTACCTGGTGTTGGACTAGTAGCATACGGTCAAAAAACACGTAGTTCACAAACATCAGCGATGGATCGAATTAACGTTGCTAGATTGATAGCTTACTTACGTTTGGTATTAGATTCAGTAGCTCGTCCATTTATATTTGAACCAAATGATACTATTACACGTAATCAAGTTAAGCAGGCATTTGAAAGCGTATTAAATGACCTAGTTGCTAAACGTGGTTTATATGACTACCTAGTAGTCTGCGATACAACAAATAATACACCAGATCGTATTGATCGCAATGAATTGTATGTTGATATTGCTATTAAACCAGTCAAAGCTATCGAGTTCGTTTACATTCCAGTGAGAATTGTCAACACTGGTGCTAGCTTGAGTATAACATAATATACGTAGTTAATGGGAGTGGCGACACTCCCTTGACTCATAGGAAAAATAGGTAAATACTATAAAGTATTAAAAGGAAAATAAGATGGCAACAGCATCACTAAGTAAATTTACGGTACCCCTAAGTACTAATCAGAGCGCAACAGCACAAGGTCTGTTGATGCCTAAGCTCAAGTTCCGCTTCCGCGTGACATTTGAGAACTTTGGTGTTAGCCAACCGACGACTGAATTGACAAAACAAGTTATGGATTTCAAGAGACCAACATTATCTTTTGAAGAAATGATTATTCCTATCTATAACAGTAAGGTCTACCTAGCTGGTAAACCAACCTGGGAACCTGTAACCACTACCTTACGTGATGATGCGGGTGGCGAAGTTGCTAAACGTGTTGGTGAACAGTTACAGAAACAATTTGATTTCATGGAACAAGCTTCAGCAAGTTCTGGTATCGATTATAAATTCCTAACCAGATTTGAAGTCCTAGATGGTGGTAATGGTGCTAGTGAACCTACAGTGCTTGAAACATGGGAAATGTATGGTTGTTATCTATCAAACACAGACTATTCAAATGCTGATTATGCTACTAACGAACCAATGACTATCGCTCTAACTATCCGTTATGACAATGCTATCCAAACTCCAATTGGTACAGGTCTTGGTACAGCAGTAGGTAGAACATTAGGTACAGTTATCACTGGTTAATCCAGACGAAACACTTCAAAGCCCGGTTAAAATCCGGGCTTTTTTATCTCGATAAATAATATAAATGGATAGGACATATGGCTGGCTTCTTTAATCAGTTCTTAAAACAAATAGCTACCGGTGATGAGATACGTGATTGGCAACATGCCTCACGTACATTCGTTGACAGTCTCTATAGATTAAGTCCTAAGATTGGCACAGTTTACCACGTGTTCATGGATCTCAATCCAGTGGTAGCACAGGTTGATCAAAACAGCCAGATTGAAATAGGTTTAATGGCCAAGAGCGTGGCATTGCCAAGATTTTCAGTTTCAACAAAAACCTATAACGCATACAATCGCAAGAACATAGCACAAGAAAAGATCAACTATGATCCATTGACCATAACATTCCATGACGACAGTGCTGATGTGGTACGTAATTTTTGGTATGGATACTACTCCTACTATTATAGAGATGCTGATCATCAAGAAGCACTGTACAACCAAGATCACAAATATAAAAAACGACAAGAACAGAGCTGGGGATTTACTCCACTTAGCAATACGGGCACACAGAATTATATAAATGCTGTTAGGATCTATAGCCTACACCAAAAATCATTCAGCAGTTATACACTAATACGTCCAACTATAACCAGTTTCCAACATGGTCAGCACGCCGCAGGTGAATATGTACCCATGGAACATACCATGACGATGGCCTATGAAGCTGTACAGTATGCGACAGGACCAGTAAGCGAAGGAACAGTGCTTGGATTCAGTACCTTGCACTATGATAACAGTCCAAGCCCACTTACTTCATTAGGTGGCGGCACTACTAGCATATTAGGTCCAGGTGGTCTGGTAGAAGGTGCTGGTGATGTTGTAACTAATCTACAGAATGGTAATTTTCTTGGAGCCGCTTTGGGTGGATTCCGCACTGCTAATAATTTTAAAAACGCAGATATCAAGCGTGTTGGGGGTGCTGAACTGACCCAGCTAGGTAAAAATATCTTAAGTGGACGTAATCCATTGAGCACGGTTTTCGTACCAACAGCAGGACAGGTTAACCAAGGTATAGCCAAAGCTATTAATGCCCTACCAGGTGGTGCTATAGGTACTAATATCAATTCACAAAATGCCCAGATTCCGTCTAGCAATCAGGGACGCAGTGTCGTCTAAGGAATAGATATGCCAGTAAAAGGAAATTTACCACCAAATACCAATGTTAATTCTACTACAGAATACTTTAACAATTATTTTAATGACGTACTAACCACTAGCCCAAACATCAATGATGCTGTCATAGGATATTTCCAATCAGTGACGGGAGATGAAGAATCAGGTAGGACATTGGCTGCCACGATAATCTACACTGCACTTAGCCAAGGTATAGATCCCATGAGCCTAATAGATGAATTCAGGAAGCTCAAAGCAGGTCGCAGGGTGGAAGTCAAAACACCTATCCCCGCATCGTCAGTGGTTGATACCTATACCACCTATGATCAGATAGTCGCAGACAAAAATGAATATGAAGTAGGACAATTATTTTACGTGTCCGCCACCAAAACATTTTACAGATCATACTATGCTGAACTACCCACAGATCAACCATTGGTAGTACAGACTAGTTTTACTAATCCCACATTCAATGCCAATGTCATAGATACTCAGCGTGATGCCATACTAAGTGGAATGCCCATACTTGAAGATGTGGTCGTTCCAGAAACATTGGTATATGTGGCTGAAGGCATGCCATTCTTAGCTGCCAATGACGCACCCATTGGCGGTAATGTAGCATCGCCGATCGTAGAATCTGTTATCGACCCTGCTAGTATAGGAGCGATCGAATTTGATATCCCTGCAGATGTATCTGATCCGGATCAATTCATAATCAAATCATACTTAGATCAAGCCATACAGATACAGGCTGTTGCAAACTATATGCGTGAAACGG